TCCGTACCTGATACTCCCACAGCGCATCAGGTACGGACCAGCGCTCGCCTCGATTATCAACTGCACTGATGTAAGTGACGCTGCCAGATGCCCATGAGTCGCCCGTGGTGATGATCGGCGCATTCAACGCCAGCGGTCCCAGCGCGCTCACTGTCCCAAGGGGAGCGGCAATGTTGGGCAAGAGCAGGGGCGGCAGCATGGCCGCGCTCCTAGCTTGCAAACGTCGCGGTGACGCTCACACCTTGGCTGGAGTTGACGGTAACTGCGCCCCTAGCGACAAGGCACCAAAAAAGTGTCGAGTTGAGTTGATTTGGATATTGGACGCCGAGACCGGCGGCGAGCCCATTCGAGGCATTGGTGCCCATGTAGTTCCACGCTGTAACGCTAACGACCGGTCCTTGGTTTGCGAAGTCAGCCGACGACACCGCGATCGACGACGCATTGGTGAACGTCGTGTTCGGCATGCTTGACGTGAAGGTGCAGAGGTCAATCTGACTGGCGTTGGTGGAGTTGAGGTTGATCTGCACACCCTGCAGGAATCCACCTTGCGGCACATTGCTGAAGGAGTTGAGCGCGCCGATGATCTGGTTGGCGGCATAGGCGGCGGTGGTGACGCCCGTCACCGCCGCCGTGTAGCTGGCATAAGGGAAGCCCATTAGTGGTGGAACCCCTTCAAGGTCTTCGCGAGCGCCGCGCGACGCCGCAGCGTCGGGTTATCGGAATGCGAGGCGGCGGCGAGCTTCTTCGCCGGAATCTTCTCGCCCTCGGGGACGCCAAGCTCGCGGTGCAGGGCACCGGGATGTTTGATGGCGCCTGCGATCCAGTGCGTACCGCCTCCGGAGGCCTTGGCTACTTGGCCTCCGTGCTCCCGCGATACGCGCTGCTGAAAGGGTGCTGGTCTGCGCCGACCGAGCCTCCCCGCTTCTTGTGGACGCGATGCTTGCCGGCGACGCCACCGACCTTCATCTCGCACTTGCCACCGCGCGCGAAGTTGGCGTCGGACTTGGCTTCCTTGGCGACATTCTCCTTGCCGCCCGAGTAGTCCACCCGCGACTTCGCTGCGCCGCCGTGAGCCTTCTTGTGACGATTTGCCATGTCGGACTCCTATTAAACCGACGAGTATTGGACGCCGCCGAACAGCGGCGCGAAGTTGGTCGAGGTGATATTTGCGACCTGACCAGCGGTCGGCGTGACCAGCATCTGCAGGCGCAGGACGCCGTTGGAAGCGGTCGAGGACGCGTAGGTGCCGCGCACGTCTGGCGTGGTCGAGGTCTGCGTCGCCACCGTCGAGGCCAGCACAACCGTCGTGGTCGACAGGTTGGTGATCGACGAGTTGTTGGCGGACGAGTTGAGGCTCACCTGGCAGTTCAAGCCGACATACGACACCGCCATCGGGAAGCCGTAGACGTCGCCGAAGCCGATCGAGATGCCGGTGGAGGTCGGCGTCGTGCAGTTGGTGATCGAGCTGATGTACTTGAACGCCTTCTTGCCGGCGAGGTTGGTCGAGCCCGCCGTGATCGTCTCCGTCATCTTGAAGCCGTACATATCGCGGCCGGCGATCGAGAAGGTGCCGGCGTCGAGGTTGCTCGACGGCTTGATGACGATGTTGCGGCCGGTGCCGGCGGCGGGATTCCAGATCGCGATCGTGGCGTCGCTGCCGAAGTTGAGCAGAGCCGCTGTCGAATCGAGCGCGATCAGCGTGCCGGTGGCCTTGCCAGTCTCCGGAGCGATAATCGTGGTGGGATAGGTGCCGTTGGCGGACGAGGCCGCGACCAAGGTGAACGTCGAGACACCGGACGAGCCCGTGTTCGAGACGAGGGCCGACGCGTTCAACGTGATCGGCACATAGTCGACCATCGCGGCGTTGTTGAAGAAGCCCATCGTCTGGACGGTGGACTTCGAGCCGGGGTCGTAACTGTAGGCCGAACGCGGGTCCATCATCGCGTCGCCGAGGTCGGTGACCATCGGCGCGCGCTGCGGATTGTGCTCGTAGTCCTGCCCGGTCAGGCCGTCGCCCGACGTGGACGAAAGCGTGATCCCGTACTGGACGAACGGGCCAGGGAGCGCGGTAAGAGCCATTGGTTTCTGCCTCCCTTACGAGGTCGGGTACGTGCCCCAGACGTGCCGCCAGTCGTAGTAGGAGGGCACGTAGCGCATGTAGCCCTTCACGAGCAGGTTGTCGGTCGAGAACTCGACGCTCATGTCGGACTCGAACGGCTTGCGCATGAAGAACACGAGGCCGGGGATGTTGGTCAGAACGAACCAGGCGAAGGACGACGTCAGGTAGTCGTAGACCATGTAGCCTTCCTTGAAGGACTGCTCCATCTCGCGGACTGCGTTGATGTCGTTGTTGCCGGTGCCGACGCGCAGCTCGGATCGGAAGAGGCGCGCCGCAATCGGCTCAAGGTTCGGCGGCACGATCAGCTTCTGGCCGCGCGCGTGGACCTTCAGGCCGGCGTTGTTCTTCCAAGTCGAGCGGATGGTGATGCCCGCGTTGAGCAGCGAGGTCTCGTTGAGCGAGACGTCCGGCGACGGCTGGTTGCCGATGGTGCCGCCGTCGATCGGGTGGGCGGGCGAGAACAGCGCCACACCGTCGCCCTGCACGGCGGGGTTATAGGTGGTGCCGTTGTTGAGAATGTTGGCGGCGTAGACCTCCTCAGTCTCCTTGAACGCCTCCATCAGGCCGTCGTTGTTCGGCCCGAACTCTGCCTTGTAGAGATTGTCGTCGATCGCGGGGCGGGTGATGGCGTACATCAAACCCACCTCGAAGTGCTGGGCGTTGTAGATGTAACGCTGGCCGGCGTTGTTGTCGGTGGCGGTCGGGCCACCTTCATTCTTGATCTGCGCGTAGCCGAGGTAGCGCATCGCGGCGCGGCGCTCCAGCGACATATTGGAGTCGACCTGCTTGAAAATCTGCGGCCACTGCCGCTCGATCATCGGGTAGCGGCCGTCGATACCCCAGAGGCCCGGAAGCAGGAGGTCCTTGATTTGTGCGAGTGCGACAGGCATCGGTGATCCTCCTTACGAGCTGCGCGCCGTGAGATTGTTGCGGTCGCAGTTGTTCATCCGGACCACCAGGATGTTGGCCACGTTCGAGTTGTCCGTGCCGTTGATCAGCGGATTGGCGACGCTGGAGTTGTAGTTGACGGGGCCGTTGCCGGCGCCCGGCGCGTAGGCCGAATAGAAGTCGACGATCCGGAACGGATAGGTGCTGGTCGAGCCTGCGGTCGTCGACTGCAACTGGACGTTCGAGTAGCCGAGCGTGGTGTTGCCGGTGGACGAGTTGGCGGTGAAGCCGATGTTGAGGCCGACATAGGACGAGGTGATAGTGCCACCCGTCGAGCCGAAGGCGATGAACATCTCTTCGGGATCGTCGATGATGTAGGCCTTCACGTCGCCGGTCGAGCCGGTGACGGAGCCGCCGTAGTAGTTCGACCAGACCACGCGCGCGGCGGTCGGGTTGTACTGCCAGCAGCCTTGGAAGATGCCGCGAATGAGGGTGTTGCCCGAGGCGGCGGCGGTGATGTAGGCGCCCGAGTTGTTGGTGCCGCCAGCGGACGACGTCACGATCGGATCACCACGGAAAATCAGCGACGCGTCGGTCGATGCGATCCAGACCGGCGTCATACCAGCGGTCGGCGAACCGCCGTCCATACGCTGGAACGATTGGAAGCCCATCGTGGGCGACGGAAGGGTGTTTGCCATGCAAGGCTCCTCAATGCGATCAAGCCGACAATGCGGCGATCATCACGGACTAGAGCCTCCACGGCGCGCGGAGGGCGAACCATCAAGGCCAGCGCGGCCTTAATATCACGAGCACTAACTCAGTTTTTGGATTTGCGCAAGAGCCCGAAATAAGTGAGGCCCGGCTTGGGGAGCCGGGCCTCTTGGGCGACAGGAGGGTAATGGATGAAAGTCACTTCCGCCAGCAGCCGGAGCTGCAAGAACAACCTACTCCGGAATTTCGATTCGCTCCACGGTTTTCCGAATGTGATTTTGTCGCGTCGCGGTCGGATGATCGGAGCCCGTGACGTTGGGGATGCCACGCCCGAGCTGATCCTCAGAGATTTCCAAGGGACGGCGCGCATCGCGGCGCTCCATCGTTTTCGCCTTGTTGTGAATCTCCATCGGCCGCGCGACGAGCATGCAGTCGTCGACTGTGATGACGTCGTCGTGGCCCTTCGGCATGAACATGCCGTCGAGCAGGCCGTCGAAGTCGGACTGATGAACCGGCGTCCATCCGCCGCGCGTCATCTTGGAAAGTTCCTGCGGAGTTTCCTGGCCGCGCACGGCGCGCGTCACCCACTGCAGGGCAATGCCGTCGCGAGCGAGGTTGAGAACGATCTCGTCGGGCACCTTCAGGCGATCGACGCCGTCCATGCCCACGCCAACGTAGTCGTCGCTCTCCCAGTTGGGCTGCGCCTTCATCCGGGAGATCAGGCGCGGCGGCGCCTCGGCGCGAGCCTGCGCACGATCGGCCGCCGCGATGATCTGCTCCTGCGCGCGCGGGCGCGGCTTGCCCTTGGGCCAACCGCCGCGCCGTTTGGGGGTCTGAGCTTGCTCTTCCATTATGCGCGCTCCCTAGCCGGATAGCGGCCGGCTGCTCGCTCACGCGCCAGCCGCGCCTTGTTCATCGCATAGAGCCGTTCCTTCTCGGCATTCGTCATCTTGCCGGTGGGATCGGTGAACGAGGTGCGAGCGATGAAGCGCTCCTCGGCGCTGAGGGTGATCGAGGACGACGACGGCCTCTCGCCGGAAGGCGTAGTGGCCTCGCGGGAGACAGGTGCGGTCACGGGCATGCTCCGTCTTGCTTGGGGTTGAGGCGCAGGCGCTGGGGCCGGTGCCGGGGCTGCGGGGGCCGGCTTGAGACCAAGCCGGGTATCGAGTGCTTCAAAATAGGCTTTCGAGAACGGCGGGATGTTCTCGAACTCGGTGACGTAGCGATGGACGACACCGAGCCGTTCGTTCTTGGCGCGATCGTTGACAAACTCGGGATGAGAGCGGAGCCACGCCCTCGCCTCGTCCGTGATCGGCATGGCCGCCAACTGCTCTTCGAGGCCCTGCGGTGCCGGCTCAGATCGCTGCGGCTGCTGCGCCCGCGTGTCCCGCGCCTGGTCGAACGACGACTTGGATAGTTCCAGTCGATCGAGACGCGAGGTGGCGACAGCGATTTCCTGCTGCGCCTCGCTCGCCGCGCGCCAATCGGCGGCGGACGCTGCCGTCTCATAGTCCGACTTGGCCTTGGCCAGCGCGGACTTCTCGGCCGCGATGCCGGTGAGGATCGAGTTGTACTCGGCGTCGCCGCGCTCCTCGCGCTCGCGGCGCAGCTCAGCCTCGCGCTCGGTGGCCCTGCGGACGGCTTCACGCTCGCGCTCCTGCGCCAAGCGAGCCAGCTCTTCGGCGCGCTGCTGCGCTTCGAGAGCGCGCTGCAGGGCGTCTTCCGGGCTAGGCTCCGGCGCGGGTGCCGGGGCAGGCGCTGGCGAAGAGATTTCGCCCTCAGGTTCCAACGCGTCCATCGGCAAATCGAGTTCGTCGTCGCCCAGCTCGATCACGATGTCATCGGTGGGCGGCTCGTTGTCGAGCACGTCGTTCGGGATTTCGATCTTCTTGGGGGCTCGGAGGCGCGGCATTAGAACACCATCTTCGGGTCGGTGACGCGCATGCGAATCTTGTCGTAAGGCACGACACGACATGCGACGCCGTTGATCTGGAGGGGCCAAGTGTCCTTGATGGCGAATACGACCCAGCTCCCGATCTCGGCGTTCTTGCCGCCGTCGTTGGTGCCGTTCTCGTATTCAATGCGGGCATGCGGCCCGCGTTTCAGGACGAGGCCGACTTTGCCTTGGAATTCATCCTCCTGCAGATTGGATGTCGGAAGGATCAGGCCCGAGGCGCGCTTCTCGTCTCGAATGTAGGTGCCGACGAGCACGAGATCAGTGCAGAGATCGACGCCAGAGAGATCGCCGACAGCATCGACAATTCCCTTGCGCTTATCCGTTGCCTGGCTGATCTGCTCGATTTTGCTGGCACTAGCGATCGACAATAGGGTCTCCGTTAATCTTAGAGTCAGCCTCTTCTGAGAGGGCCAGCGCGTCGTCGAGGCCTTTCAACTGACCGACGAGCTGGTGGTACGTCGTCTTCTTCACGCCCATCGACATCGAGGTCATCACCTTCTTCTTCTGCTCCTCGATGAGCTGAGCGAGCAGATTGTGGTGATGACTCCTGATCATTTCCGCTTGGCGATCCGCGCCTTCTGGAGACGTCCCTCGCCGCTGAAGGCGCCGGCCGTGATCCGGCCGCCCTTGGCATAGGAGTTCTTCTCGGCGCGCGCGCTCAGCTCATCGAGATTCTTGCGCGTCGCCGCGCCGCCGCTGATCTTGCCGCCACGGGCGCGAGTCTTCATCGCATCCATGTCTCGCTCTCCTTGGGTTTGAGACGAATACGGCAAGGGGAAAGTTCCTCGTTCGCGCCTAGTAAATGGTGCAATTGGAGGCGTGATCTCCTTAACGGGCTTCACGTCGCCACCCTGCGCCTTCTTCACCTTGCCGCCACGGGCGCGCATCGGCATCGGCGGGCCACCCGGAGGCGGGCCGCCCATCGGAGGAGGACCACCCGGAGGCGGGCCACCAAGCGGAGGACCACCAGCGGGCACCGGGATCGGCACCGGCTGCTTCTGCGCCTGCCCGCCCGCGATGATGATGTTGGTGGTGTTGCCCTTCACCTTGCCGCCACGGGCAAAGCGCTTGGCGCCCTTCGAGCCAGCGACGCCGGCATCGTGGCGCTCGGCCGCAGTCTTGCTCGTGACCTTGCTGAAGGCATGGCCGGAGAAATGCTTCTTCGCACCCTCTGGCTCGCCCTTCAGGATTTCGCTGACGCGACGATGAGCAACCTGATGCTCACGGTGCATGTTGTAGGGATGGTTTGCCATTTCAGTCTCCCTTCACGCGGCCACGGTTGGAAACCTGCCGTGGCGGTGCTGCAGTCCATTGTTCCTCGGGCTCGTTGGCAGAGTCGCCCTGCGCGCTGACCGTGGTCGCGCTGCCGGCGATCCGGGCGGCACGATCGGGCGGATACTCGCCCTTGCCGCCGAGCACTTCGAGCTTGTCGTCAAACGCCTTGCGGGCGTCATCGTGCATCGGGTGAGCCATCACACCGTCTCCTTGTGAAGTTCCAGCCACATGGCAAAACGAAGCTCTTCCAGCTTGACCTCCCACGCGGCCGGAACATTCGCGTCGGCCGGCGGGATCATGAATTGGAAGACAAGGCGCCGCTCACCTTTATGATGCTCGCCGCGAACAATCACGCGATCCGGCCACCAATCCTTGGGCATCTCGGGAATCACTTTTTCTCTCCGCTCAAGGGCGGCACGAACGCGCGGCGCGAACAACGCGACAGCCTGGTTGCTCTCGATCTCTTCGCGCGTCAGCAGTGGGGTCGCTTTGCCGGCGATCACCAGATCGAGCCGGCCCTCTGCGCTGTTGGCGATGATGTCAGCCGCCTTCTCCGGATCGAGAGCCCAGAGACCGGGCAAGAGATAATTCCTCATATCAGCCAGGGACTTCATTTGTTCCCTCCGCTCGGCTTTGGCGGTGGGCGAGACAAGGCCTTAGCCTTCGCGTCGGCCAGCTTCTTCTGGTTGGCGAGATCGGCTTTGTGCTTCTCCGCCTGCATCTTCATCTTCTGCTCGTCCATCGAGAGCTTGTGCTCGTGCTGCTCGCCCTCGCGGTTGGCGCGCTCTTCCTCATGCGGGCCGATGGCCTGCGCCTTCGCCTCGGCGATCTTGCGCTGGTTCTCCAGCTCGGCGGCCTGCTTCTGCCGATCCAGTTCCATCTGCTGCTCGTGCTGCCGGCGCTGGGCGGCGAGCTGCTGCTGCGTCTTGGCGTGCTGGACCAGCATCTCCTGCTGATGCCGCTGCGCCTGCTGCTGCAGCTCCATCTGATGATTGACCTGGCTGGTCTGGATGTTGTGCGCTGCCTCGGCGTGATCGGCCATGATGCCAGCCTGCGTCTCCTGCTGGCTGAGGTGGAGATCATGCGCGTGGATGATCATCTCGGCCTGCACGCGCAGCTTTTCGAGGTACATCTCGAACTGCTGCATGCGCTCCTTGAAGGCGCGCTCCTGCTGCTTGTCGGCGAACTCGGCCTGCTGGCTCTGCTGATCGAGATAAAGCTTGGCCTGATCGATCTGCGCGCGCATCTGCTCGGCCTGCGCCTTCGACTGGATCGCGACCATGCGCGGATCGGGCGGCGGATCGTTCGGCTTGGCGTTGATCAGTCCATCCGCATCGATGTCGGCCGTCCGCATGATGCGCTTCAGCGCGGCGCGGCGATCGATGTCGAGCGGATACTTCGAGACGAGCATGTCGATGATCGTCGCCTTGGCGATGCGATGCAGGCTCGTCGGGTTGTTCGGATCGGCGACGGGAACAAGCTCGCGCTGCTCCAGCGCCTGCGTGAACTGCTCGATCGTCCATTGGCGCGCCGGCCGCTTGTTGTGCCGCCAGAACGCCTCGGGGTCCTCACGGAAGCGTTCCTTAAGGAGCGCGAACTCCTCGGCCTGCGCTGCGTGAAGCCGCTTGTGGACGGAGTCCATGATCTTGGTGGCCTGCTCGATCAGAGCCATCGTGGTTCCGACCGGAACGTCCTGCTTGCCCTCGCCGATGTTCAATTCGGCTGTCTGGCCGAGACGCTGGCCCACCTCCTCGATGTGCTGCGCGAGGTTCGCCATCGCGGCACCCGTTTCTTTGTACGGAAGCGGCATGAAGGCGTCTTGGATACGCATCGAGGGCGGCACGTCGACAGGGAAGCCGCCGCCAGGCGGAACGCGCATCTGGTTGGTGTTCTGCCGGCCGGCGCCCTTGGCATAGAGGAAGCCGGGGAAGTTCGAGAACATGCCGTTGTCGATCATGATGCGCCAGATCGCGGTGAGCGCCATCACGACGTTGCCAAGGATGTGGATCAGGCCGAGGCCGGCGAAGCCGAGACCACGAATGAACGGGAACTGGACGAAGAATTGCTTGGCGAGGCACTGCTCGTCGGCTTCATCCCAATTGCGCGTGATCGCCAAGACCTGCCGGCTCTCGCGCTCGATCGTCACGACATAGGGCAGCGGGAGGTTCTTGCCCTTGAATTGCTTCGGAGCAAACTCGTCGAGATCAAGTTCGCAGTAGCATTCATATACCTCGTATTCCGAGTCCTTCGGTTGAAGCGACTGCGGACGGAAGCCGGCGATGTCCGCCTTCTCCTGTTCCGGCGCCGTCATCTCGGGATTGGGATTTGGCTGCGCGAGCGAGACGTCGCGGTAAGCTCCGGCGAGCTGCATGCGGCGAAGCATCGACGGCCGCATCTTGATTCGGTGGGTGAACCTCGCGCAGTTCCGAATGTCGGTGGCCGCGTTGGAGACGATGATGTCCTCGGCGTCCACGGACTCGGAGACCGGCCGGCGCTTGAGAATGTGGTTGTAGACCTTCTTGTAGCCCTCGCCGCCGAAGCCGACGTAGAACAGCATGCGATCCGTGTCGGGATAATACTCGGTCGCCGTGTTCGTCAGGTAGTGGTTAAAATCCTTTTCGAGCGCGGCGCCCAGCTCGTCCATCTGATCTCCTTCAGGCACCAGAGGCTCACCGCCATTGTGGCCCATCATCGGCGATGGCGGCGCGAAGGGATTGGCAGCGTCGGAGTCGGGGCGCACCGGAAGATCGTTGCGGACCTTCACCGGGCCGGATGCCGGCAGCAACTCGCCGCGCGCGTTGGCCTGGAAACGAATCGTTGCTTCCAACAGCAGCGGGTGCCTGATCTGCGACATGCCTTCGAGCGGCGCCGTGCCGGAGCCGAGATCGCCGCGCGGCTCGTCGAGCTTCAGTCCGAGCAACTTGATGCCCACGGCGCGCGTCTGCAGCCAGTCCTTGCGCGACTGCTTGTCCAGCTCGATGCCTGTCAGCAGTTCCGAGGCGATGCGCGACAGCTCATCGGAGCCGATCTCGTTGGCAAGGTTGCGGAAATGATCGTTGGGATCGCCCTGTACGAGATCGCCATCGCCGTTGATGTTGATGGTGACGGACCCGTCGCTGTTCTCGATATGCGTCGCGCCGGAACGATCGACCGTAACCTTCAGTCCATCGTCAAGCTCGATCGACGTCGGATCAAGCTCGTGCTCGGCCGGCTCCGGATCGATGAGACGCAATTTGGTGGGCGCGGCCATGCTGTTCCATGAACTGAGCGGTTGCTCAGATTTAGCATGGCAATTGCAGAACCGCTAGGCTATAGAAGGAAGCGGTCCCACACCCGGCACGGGACCTGCATTTCCTTCCTCCTTGATGTTGGAAAAACTTAACCCCGCCTCACAGGTGGGGTATTTCTTGTCATCCTCACGACCCGCTCCAGCTCTGACGGCGTCAGCGAGAACGCGCTGTCAGGCGTCTCGACGTTTTCAAGACGAAGATGATACTCGGCCATCGGGACGTTTGGCGCCGGCAGAAGATTCCCATGAATCGAAAGACCAAGCGGCGGAAGAACGCCTTCATAGTCGGTTGCCCGTAGGATCATGACGCGAGGCGTCGGCCGCACGCTCATCACCACTGGCTTGCCCGTTTCGCGCACCGCTTTGATGATGTCCCAATCCAGCACCTCGAAGGCCGAAATCTTGTAGCGAGGGCAGTCGAAGTGCTCAAGAAAGTCGACGTCGGCC